GTTGAACCTAAAAAGGCGTAAGTCTTTTTAATTAGGAGTAACTGATGGCGAGAAAACTATACGAATACATGAGTCCTGAGCAGTCTAAGGTTCAGATTACTGAATCTAATGACGGTAAAGACCTGTTCATGCAAGGATTATTCATTCAAGGTGATGTAAAAAACCAAAATGGTAGAGTATATCCCAAAGATGAAATAAGAAAAGCAGTAGAAAGTGTAAAATCTCGTTTATCTAGTGGTGAAACTGTAATGGGAGAGTTAGATCACCCAGAAGAATTACAAATTAACCTAGACCGTGTAAGTCACATAATAACAGATATGCATTGTGATGATTCAAACGGATTAGGAAAATTAAAAATCATAGAAACACCAATGGGTAACATTGCAAGAGCATTGTTAAAAGCAGGTGCTAAACTTGGTGTAAGTAGTAGAGGTTCAGGAAACGTTAACGAAAGTGGTAAAGTTTCCGACTTCGACATAGTAACAGTGGACATTGTGGCACAACCAAGTGCACCAGATGCCTACCCAAAGACAATCTATGAAAGTTTATTTAACATGCGAGGCGGAGCATCATTATTTGATACCGCTGGAGCATTAACACACGATAAAAGTGCAGAAAAGTATTTGATGAAAGCAATCACTGGTTTCATCAATGAATTAAAAATAAAGTAGGAGACTACGATGGCAGTGAATTTTAAAGACCTACTTGAAAATGCGGAACTTACTGAAGAAGTAAAATCTGCTCTTCAAGAAGCATGGGAAGGTAAAATTTCTGAAGCAAGAGAAGAACTTACTGCGGAACTTAGAGAAGAGTTTGCACAAAGATACGAGCATGACAAAGGTCAAATCGTTGAAGCAATGGACAAATTCATCTCAGAAAAAGTAACAGCAGAAGTGGCGGAAATTGCAGAGGAAAAAACAGCCCTTGCAAACGATCGAGTAAAATACACGAAAGCCATTAGTGAACATGCCAAAGTTTTAGACAAATTTGTAACTGAAATGGTTGCAAAGGAAGTTAAAGAACTTAGAGCAGATAGAACAAAAACAAGTGAGCATGTAGCAAAATTAGATAATTTTGTAGCAGAGCAACTTGCTAGTGAACTGTCTGAATTCCACGAAGACAAAAAAGGCTTAGTGGAGCAAAAAGTTAAAATGGTAAGAGAAGGCAAGAAGCAATTAGCAGAAGCCAAACAAGATTTCATTAAGAAAGCGGCAGACAAAGTTGAAAACGTTGTCAATAACGTAATTACTAATGAAGTTAAATCTTTCCGTGATGACATTACTAAGGCACGTGAAAATGACTTCGGTCGAAGAATTTTTGAAGCATTTGCAAATGAATATAACGTAAGTTATCTGAATGAAGCAAAAGAAATCAAGAAAGTAGAAAAAACAATCGCTGAGATGGAAACTAAACTTAACGAAGCACAGCAAATTATTGCTGATAAAGAAGAAGCAGTTGCTTTAACTGAGTCTAAGTTAAGAGTAGCAGAAGATCAAATGAATCGTAAAGAAACATTAAACGAACTTTTGGCTCCACTTGGCAAAGAGAAGAAAGAAATTATGTCAGACTTACTTGAAAGTGTTAAGACAGAGAACTTAGAGAAGCAATTCAATAAGTATCTTCCATCTGTTTTAGATGGCGAAACACCAAGAGTGAAGAAGACGTTGTCAGAATCAGTTACTAGTGAACACACTGGTAATAAGGCGGCTGTAATAACAGAAGCCGATGACAAAAGTGCGAATGATATCGTAGAAATTGATATGATCCGTAAATTAGCCGGACTTTCAAAATAATAACAGGAGTTAGAAATGGCAGAATTATTTGAAAGCAACTGGTCCGCAACTAAAGACGCTTTGCTTGAAGGCTTATCTGGAAACAGAAAATCTTCATTAGATGTGGTCCTCGAAAATACAAAGAGACATTTGTCAGAGGCCGCAACAGCAGGTGCCACAGGTGCAGGTTCAGTAGCAACATTAAACAAAGTTATGTTACCATTAATTAGAAGGGTTATGCCTTCAGTTATTGCTAACGAACTAGTAGGCGTTCAGCCTATGACTGGTCCAGTAGGACAAATCCACACACTAAGAGTCAGATATGCTGAAACTGGTGGTGGAGCAACAGCAGGTGACGAGGCTTTAAGTCCTTTTAAACTTGCAGGTAGTTACGCAGGTTCTCCAGACGCTACAGCGGCGGCTGAAGGAACAGCAGGTAACAAAATGTCAATCCAAATCTTAAAAGAAACTGTTGAAGCAAAAACAAGACGTTTAAGTGCTAGATGGACATTTGAAGCGGCACAAGATGCAGAAGCAATGCATGGCGTGGACGTTGAAGCAGAAATTATGCAGGCATTAGCTCAAGAGATCGTAGTTGAAATCGACCAAGAAATTATCGGTTCACTAAGAACTCTAGCAGGTGCTGGTACTACACTAGACTTTACAGGTTCATCATTAATTGGTACACCTGCATACGTTGGTGACAGACATGCATTATTGGCTATAGAGATCAACAGAGCGGCTAACAGAATCGCGGCTAGAACAAGACGTGGTGCTGGTAACTATATCGTTGTATCTCCAGAAGCATTGACAATCCTACAAAGTGCGTCAACTTCAACATTTGCTAGAACAACAGAAGGTTCTTTTGAAGCACCTACAAACACTAAGTTTGTTGGTACATTAAACGGAACAATCAAAGTATTCGTAGACAACTATGCGGCTGACGGTACAAAAGTACTAGTTGGTTACAAAGGTTCAAGCGAAACTGATGCTCCAGCATTCTATTGCCCATACATTCCATTAATGAGCACAGGCCCAGTGATGGACCCAAGCACATTTGAACCAGTAGTAAGTTTCATGACTAGATATGGTTATAAAGAACTTACAAATACTGCTTCATCTCTTGGTAATGCGGCAGACTACGTTGATGCGATTACTTTAAGTAACGTTGTATTCCAGTAAGCCTTAAAACTTACAGGTTCGTAGACGACCAGTTGCT